CAGGAGCAAATACAACAACAATTACAGGTTTGTTAGTTCCTGCCGGATCAACAACTGTATACGATCAGATTATGGGTAAGAACGCTAAGCGTCCATTCTTGCACGTGCGTTACCGTGCTTCTGAATCTGAGAATCGTAGATTCAAAACTTGGATCACAGGTTCTGCCGGAGGTGCTCAAACAAGCGATCTCGATGCAATGGAGGTTCAATTCCTTTCTGAGCGTTGCGTTTGTACCTTAGGTGCTAACAACTTCGTATTGTTCCGCTACGGATCTTAATTTTGAATAATTAAAATGAGGTGTCCACTGTGGACACCTCCTTTTTACAATTTTAATCTAATTAAATAAAAATCAAAATGGCAAAAGAAAAAATCATTAAGGATAAAACATACCGTTTATTAAGCGGATCTCCTTTAACATTCGTATTAGCTTCTCGCAATCATCCAAAATTCCCTCTTATGTGGTTTGATGAAAAGAAGAATCAAAACAGAGTACTTAGATACGCTGTAAACCAAGCCTCTCCATTCGAGGATGAGCAGGATAATAATCCAATTTTAGAACCAATTGTATTTGAAGATGGAATGCTCAATGTTCCAAAAAATAATCCTGTGCTACAGGAGTTTTTGCATTATCATCCACAAAATGGTATTGTTTTTTGTGAGGTAGATAAAGAGAAGGATGCTTATAATCAAGTTGCTGACTTGAATGTAGAGGTTGATGCTCTTATTGAGGCTCGTAATCTAACTCTTAGTCAAATAGAAATGATCACCCGGGTTCTATTCGGAAAGGATCCATCCACTATCTCTACGGCTGAGCTTAAGAGAGATATCTTAGTGTTTGCTAAGAATGATCCATATACCTTCTTAGAAGTGGTTAATGATCCTGAGCTCAAGTTCCAAGCGAAAGTTAGAATGTTCTTTGATAGAAATTTATTAGTTGTAAAGAATGATAGAGATATCTACTTTAATACAGCTACCAACAAAAAGAAGATGTGTTCGATAGCATTTGGCATGGATGCATTTGACATGTCATTGTCATACCTTCAAAGCGATGAGGGTATTGACTCTTTAAAGATGTTGGAATCTCACCTATCTGAAGACTGATCAATATAATTAAGTAAAAATGTAGGGGCTAATTAAGCCCCTATTTTTTTGATTATATTTGTAAAAAATAAGCCATGATCAATTCAGTAAGAAATACCGTATTGTCCGTTCTTAATAAAAATAATTACGGATATATTTCTCCCTCTGATTTCAATCTGTATTCGCAACAAGCTCAGATGGAGGTGTATGAAGAGTACTTTAGCAATTTCAATAAGGCAACTAACTTTGAAAACTCAAGACAGTCAGGTACTGATTACGCTGATTTGGTAAAACCCATTGCTGAGGCTTTAGATTTTTTTATTGTTAGTGATAATCTATATCCCAAACCTAATTCTTTAGGAATGGATACAAATAATTTCTACAATCCTTCAGTTACTACTACAGGTAATGAGTCTTACATGATCAATAAAGTGATTTGCTACACAAATAAAAAAGTAGCAGGCGTAAATACTTCTGTCACGCCAAATCAGTTGGTTGATAGTGTAGTAAACTTTAATACTTTGGGAGTAGTTCCCGGTGATATAGTTGTAAACAATACCACCAATCAATCAACTACAGTAGATGCTATATTATCTTCATTTGAATTGGCATTAGTTGATAACATATTCTTACTTACTCCTGAGGATTATACAATTTATTCATACTCTGAATACTCAGAGGCTGAAAGAGTTTCTAATGGCAAGATATCAGCGTTGAATATGTCAATGCTAACAGCTCCATCAATAATGTTTCCTGCCTATACGCAGTCTGACGGTATAATGACATTGTATCCGAAATCAATCACAGGATATGGTGCTGTAAACGCTACATACTTTAGATATCCAAAGCCTCCAAAGTGGACATACATCTCACTTACAAATGGAGAACCTGCGTTTGACCAATCACAACCTGACTATCAAGACTTCGAGGTTCCTATTGAGGATGAGTATAAGTTAGCAATGAAGATTCTGCAGTACTGTGGTATATCTATCAGAGAGCAGCAAGTTGTTCAGTTTGCTATGGCTCAAGAACAACACGAACAACCTACATTTAGTCAACAACAATAACAATGGCTTATATTTCTCAGTACGAATACTACGATAATAATGGCAATAATCCTCAAGACGCTAATTGGGGATCGTATCAATATGTAAGCTTATTTGATATTGTCAACAACTTCATGTTAATGTACTCAGGTAACCATTCCTTGGTGAATAATGAAGAAAGATACAAGGTTTTATTTCATGCTAAAAGAGCTATTCAAGAATTGAACTATGATGCTTTCAAAGAATTGAAGGTATTAGAACTTAGCGTGACTGATTCATTGAGATATGTTCTTCCATCTGACTTTGTGAATTGGGTGAGAATCTCTTTATACAAAGATGGATGGCTTAGACCATTGACTGAGAATATTCAGATCATGTCTTCCAATGCATACCTTCAGGACAACTCCGGCAATATTCTTTTTGATATCAATGGAAATATACTTCAGCCTCAACATTCAAATATTGATTACGATAGGCTTCATAGAATGCAGCAGAGTTTGTATTTGAATAGAAACAGCCCATACCATAATCAATGGGGATGGTTTATAGATGGCAATTGGTATTTCAACTACAGAATAGGCGCTGCTTATGGATTGAATACCGAGACTGCTAACTACAATCCCACTTTCAATATTGACAGAAAGGCCGGAGTTATCAACTTTGATTCGTTGATGATGGGTGAGCTTTGCATCCTTGAGTACATATCAGATGGAATGGAGAATGGAGACAATTCATTAGTTAGTGTAAATAAATTATTTGAAGATTATGTTTATGCCGCTATTGAATACGCAATTTTAAGCTCTAAATTTGGAGTTCAGGAATACGTTGTGGCAAGAGCAAGAAAAAAAAGAAGAGCTCTTTTAATGAACGCTAAAATAAGAATGAGTAATATTCATCCCGGCAGGTTGTTAATGAACCTAAGAGGAATGGATAAGATGATAAAATAACATGGCTAATATTACAAGAAATTTTACTGCAGGCAAAATGAATAAGGTCGTTGATGAACGACTTATTCCTGATGGTCAGTACATCGATGCCATGAATGTTAGAATGGGTTCAACCGAGAACTCAGAGATAGGTGTTGTTGAAAACACAAGAGGAAACTTATCATTAACAGCTCTAACATATATCGATGGAACTCCCTTGAGCGTTAACGCAAGATGTATTGGGGCTTTTGCAGATGGAGCTAATGAGACTTTGTATTGGTTTGTTCATGATCCTGACTGTGCTGCTCCTGTAGCTACAGGTAAACTTGATCTTATTGTTTCGTATAATATCCTTACCACCATTCTTACATATCATGTGATATCAGTTGATAATGGAACAGGATTATTTACGACATTGAACTTTAACCCAAGTTATTTGATAACAGGAGTTAATAAGATTGGGGATCTACTTTTCTTTACTGATGATTATAATCAACCAAGATTTATAAATGTAACAAGATCTTATCCTGTACCTGTCTCAAACATAGATGCCGGTAGCTTGGCTGCTGCTGAGATATTAGCTGAGTCTTTACTTGTTATTAAAAGACCTCCTACCCAATCTCCTACCATTCAACTTATACAGCAGGGAGATCAAAACAATTACTTAGAAACGAGATTTGTTTCTTTTGCTTATAGGTACAGGTATATTGACGGAGAGTACTCAGCCACATCACAGTGGTCTGATATTGCGTTTTCTCCATCTGCATTTAGATTTAGTAGCAATAGCTACTTGAATGAAGGGATGAAGAATACGTTCAATACCGCTATTGTTTCTTATAACACAGGCGGTGAACTCGTGGTTGGAATTGACTTATTGTTTAAGCAGTCTGATAATAATATCATCAAGGTTATTGAGAAACTTGATAAAGACTTGTTAGGTTTACCTGATAATTCTATTCAAACTTTCAGTTTTAATAACAGTAAGATATTTACTATTTTATCAGAAGCTGAAATACTTAGGCTTTACGATAATGTACCAAGATTAGCTAAAGCTCAGACTGTAATGGGCAATAGATTAATGTATGGAAACTATGTTGAAGGATATGATTTGATAACCAAATACGGATCACCAACAAGACTTGAGTATCAAACCAATCTTGAGTCTGTAATAATTGGTTTTAATGATATCGCATCAACATCAGATATGTTAGTTGATTATACTATTGATCCTACTTTTCCATTAAGTACACCCGGAGGATTTGGAATAACAATAGATTTGGATGAGACTCCATTAATAGCCGGATCATCCATTAATATAGAGATAACTATTACTCCTCAGCAGCAATCAGGCAATACTCCTGCATCATCTCTACCACCGGCTTTTGATGTTGTTTTTTCATTTACATTACCTGTTGACTATCCATCTGTATATGCTATGGTTACAAGTAATGAATTCCAAAGTGCAGTAGGGACTTCATTTAATATACTTCCTGTGTATTCTCCAATTTTGGGAGATGAGACATCGTGTGATGGGATTACTTTTACAGATCAAATAAATTGTGCTTGGTCAAATACAGTACCGTCCTCATTAGGGGATATGTATAAATATCAAAGTGGAATAACAGCACCTAATGAACCTGTAAGTTTAGTTATATTCTCGCCATCAGTTGTTTTTTTCAAGTTTGAAACTCCTGCAATGCAGTATGCGATTGATCCTAATTCACCAACGCAATACACTACAATATATCCAAGTGTAATGTCTGTTGAGGCTTATTACCAATCTTCATCATCTCCAAAAAGCTTACATAGCAATAGAGGGTATGAGATAGGTATAGTTTACATG